AAGATGCGTAAGAAGTGGTGCGCCAGCATAAGGATAGACAAGAAAACTTATTTTTTAGGCCGCTTTGATAACATTCACGATGCAAAAAACGCATATATAAAGTCACATCCCTTCCCGCAGCCGCAGGGTGTGAAGTTGGGGGAGTGAGATGAACATCGAAAAAACAGAGCGCGGCTTTGACATTATCGAATTTCTAGACCGTTACGGCAATGGGTGTTCCTTGCAAAAAAGCAGCTTGGCAACCGAAGATTGCATCTGGCTGGGGGTGGATACCGAGCCGCCAGCAAGGATGCACTTAACGCAAGGCCAAGTAAAAGCCCTGCTGCCGTATTTGCAGCGGTTTGTTGATACAGGTGAGATTACCCCGCAAAAGGAGAGCGTATGAACACACTAACCGATTTACTCACAACCTACGCGCCGCTTTCTTACGGGTTGGCGGTTCCACTGGTGCTTATACTATTGGCGCTGGCTGCGAATCTGCTGCTGTATATCCGCCCGTCGCGACGCCCCCTAAAATCCGGACAACAGGGTGGCGGTGCGGCGAAAATAAACATGTGGATTGTGGGGGATAAGCCCCTGAAGGTTACGCCCGAAGTCGTTTCAGACGGGGTTTGGGAGCGTATGCTTAAGGAGCACAGAGAGGAGCAGGACAGGGCGTTTGAGAACATGGTTCGTGAAGCCACGAAAGCACTCGCTGTTGGTGGCGGTGGTGGTGCATTTTATCGGGAGGAGCCAGCATGACCGGCAGAGATTTTGAATCGGACGAAGAAGCGTATGCGTGGTATAAAAGCTGGGCATGGCGCAAAATGGAAGCATTGCCCGGTATGCCTGAACCTTTGTGGCCAAGGGGAGTCATACACGACCACAAAGTTGGCGATACTTTTAGTTACGGCGAAGAGGTACATCCCACTTGGTGGCGGCGCGTGTTCCTGCGCGAGAAACCCCGCACTGTTCTGAAAACAGCGGTGATAACCGCAATCGCTAAGACGGGGACGATTATATGTGACGCGCCGCCTGTCCAGCTTACAAAGCCTAGCTGGTGGCGCAGGGTGTTTCTGCGCGAGAAGGCGCGGGTGTTCTATCGTGATACGGAGTTAACGTCAAATCCACACGTTAAACAGCGTAAACACACGCCCACTAACTTTTGTTGCACTTTTACGGAAAAAGGTGATTTATGACCGACAACCAATTGATATTAGTAGCGGTAGATAAAAACAACCTAAAATATACAGAAACAGACTCTAGACCAAGCGATACGCGGCGACGCACAGCAAAGGTAGAAATAGTAGCAAATAGAAACGCGCATAACGGTATACAGCTAGACGTTGAAACCAAATATGGGACAAACGAAGTTGCGTTTCTGCGTGTGCGTTTGGAATTTCCAATACTGAGTGCAAAAATTATGTGGGATGACACTAAGATTTGGCAAAACTACACGTGCGAATTAAAGATATTTCCCCCGATTTAATAGACGAGGCGTTAAAGCGCTCCTTAGAGCCAAACAACTATCCAAACTATTGGCGCCTATAAAAAGACCCGCCAGTTTGAGGGTACGTTTGCACGCATAGCCTTGGCGGGTTCAATCAACATTATAAAGCCCTTGACTAAAACAGGAGAGCCCGCTACTATCTAAATACTACCTTAGATGAGTAAGGTATACTGTCCAGACAGTCCGTCATTAAGCACTTAGTGCCCACCAGCGCCGTTCTGATAGTTTGCTTATTCGCTTTCTAAACCCGCTTGACCCGCCAGTTGAGCGGGTTTTTCAATCAACATCCTTTTTCACATCCTGAAAAACACCATTCGCCACCTGCCGGATGCACTTAGCCCGCTCGGATTCCGGGTTTCCGTAATGCAGCATTGCAATCATAACCCAGCCAGAAAGAAAGCCGAAACAATATTTAAACATCAAGCCCCCAAGGCACTATCTTGTAGATAAACCCCGGCGGCAAATCAGGAAGCTGATCCCCACTTTTTACGGTGGGGGCTTTTTCCAAATCCCTACAAATCCCCGTAAGGATAGAGCTCCCATCCTCAATCTGACAGGCAATAACCCTCACCCAATCGGATAGGGTATGCGTCATTGCGCCGCCAGCTCGTTGATGCGGGCTTGGTTTGCCTCAATCGAATTGATTAGGGCGTTCCATTCCTCATCGGACGGATTGCGTTGCTCTGCAATGAGGATGGTCTGGTATTGAACAAGCGAGGCGTTTGCCCGTTCCCAGCTGCCCCATGCATTCAGGATAAGGGCAATACCATCAACCGCTTTTGCATAGTCGATTTTATTCATAGCTTACCCCTTCGCCAAGATTTCAGCAATTGTTGCCAACACCTCAGACACGCGCTGCTTATCGTATGCTAAACCATCTTGAGCAAGCTTTGCCGATTCAGTGACCACAACAGACGCCTCAGATGTGGCTTCTTGTAGGGGCTTTACCAACTCAGCCTTGCGGCAATTCACAACCACCATGCCCGTGCAATTAGGCTTGGCGAGATACTTAATCACCTCCTCTTGGAGAGCTTCATAGCGGGCGCTGTAAACAAACGCCGCTTGCTCAGGGGTTTTGGGTTGCGGGGTCAATACCTGACATGCCGACAAGAGTATCAGGATAAACGGTACGAGCAGCTTTTGCTTTAGTGTGCATGTCATACAGCAAAACCGTTAAAATAAGCATTAGACTCGCTAATAGCAGTATTGATTTGTAATTCCGCTTGAGCATCGAGCTGGGCTTTCTGGGATTCAAGATTTGCTTTGGTTTGTTGCACGAAATTTCCGACAAAAGCGTGCTGACGAAATCGGGCTGCGTCCTCTCCTTTGAGGACGAGATAATCATCTTTGGCTTTGATATATAAACAGACCGCCGTTTGAGCGGCGTTGTTTGCAGCTTTTATATTGTCGTTTTCGTATAATACTGATTCAAACATTTTTAGATTCCTCTTCTTTGGTTGGTTGGGGTTGGGTGGTTTTAATGGCATGACGCAGCGTCACGAGACCGAAGCCAGCAATAACTGCTTGAATTGTGTCCCAATCAATTTCCGGGTAGTAATGCGATGCTATCACAGAGGCGATATAAATCGCCGCCACAATATACGTTTTATTGCCGTCAAGTGTTGGCATAGATTGGCTCTCCTGTTAAAAAAACTTTGGCGATATTGATTGCTCGTGGGGAATTGAAAACCTTGAGGTCTCTCGCCCATTTGCTGTTTAGGGTCTCATCGTGCGCCCGTTTCCAGTCACCCGATTTCAAGGCAAGCAACATGTTAACAAAACGGCACAGCCGGACAATTCCCATGGTGAAAACCATGTTAATTAAGGCTTCCTGCCGCGCCGCATTAAGTTGTTTGTACCATGGAAGGAAAAACGCGAGGTCGGCCAAGCAATTTTGAATATCCCTATCCAGCATCACGGCTGATTCTTCTTTAGTGATGCCTCGGTCATCAAGGTTGCGCCCCACACCGATTGTGAGCTTGCCGGCCGTGCAGCGATATGGCTTCAAGCGTTCACCCTCGTCTATCCGCAGCTGCTTTTCAAGCCGTGCGCGGTCGATGCTCATAGTAGCCCCAATAATTTTTCAATCACTGGCCAGCCGTCAAGCGCCTGAGTTCCAACGGTAATTGTGCCGCCTGTCATACCTAGGATATTTAGCGCAATAATTAAACGTAAGCTAGTGGCTTGATGCTTGATAGATGTGTCTAATTTGCCACTGATTTCACCCAATAGCAGCGCAACTTTTAGTTCGTCGTTGGTCGTTGTCATTCGCCTGTACCCTGTTCAACCGCGCTTGTTTCCACGACAACCATGCTATTATCTGGGTCTTCAACCAGCGCATCATGCGGAAAAGGATACACATATCCGTCAAGAGAATCAGCAATAATTTTTGCAATGCAAACACCATCTTTCAAAACTGCGTAGTACATAATAACACCTCAATAGAATTCTAAAATAAGCAAGCAGCCGTCGCCGCCCTTGCCGCCGTTACCAGCGTTCGCACCGTTTCGCGATGCACCACCACCGCCACCACCAGCACCGTAGTTGCCGCCATCGCCGCCATTACCGCCCGGCACAGTACCCGCAGTGTTGCCGCTGCCGCCGCCACCGCCAGATGCGCCCGCGCCCAATGTGTTAATAGGCGTCACGTTGTACTGCCCCAGGATTTGCAAGGCCACGTTACTCGCGCCAGCCCCACCAGCCGCACCTGTTCCCGCTGCGCCGCCAGTAGCCGCTGTGCTCTGCACGTTAAAGATTGTATAAACCCTAGAGCCAGCACCGCCCGCTCGCAGCGTTACGTTATCAATGCCGCCGCCCCCACCGCCGCCCGCTATACCTACGCCACTGCCCTGTAGGGATGTGGATGCGCCGCCTACACCGTTTGCTGTTGATGTTCCTGCGCCGCCGGTGTTACCGCTCGTTCCGGGGTACAAGGGAGGTGTGCAAGCGGTAATTTGTCCGCCAGTACCGCCCGCCGTTGCTCCGGTTAGACCACCTGTTCCGCCGGGGCCGAAGGTTGCGACAACCAAAGCGCCGAAAGATGTGGCGGTTCCGTTGCCGCCGTTACCGCCGTTTGTATCGTTCGTGGTAGCGCCTAGCCCACCCGCGCCGCCCGCCCCAATTGTAACCGCGACCGATTCAGGAATCTCAGAAGCGAGCATGAATCGCCACGCAATTGCCGCCCCCGCTCCGCCGCCGCCGCCACTAGTTTGACTTGCCGCCGCGCCTCTCCTGCCGCCACCACCGCCCCCGCCGCCGCCAATGCCGACTACAACCGCCGCTAGCAAGCCGGGTCTTTTAATATATGTGCTGCTGGATGTGATTTCACGCAGCACTCTTGTGCCGCCACCGCCAAAAACGTTTCCCAAAATTGGCCGTAAAATTGTCATGTAATTATTCCCCCAGAATTAAGCCACGTTTGAATTTCTTTTTTGTATGCGCAATGCGCGTGCGCTAGAGGCCGAGTATAAAATTCTTCACCGCCGTATCGCTGCACAAACAGGTGCGGCACATACGCCGTAATTGCGCCCGTTTCATCGTGCTGAGGTAGCATCACATTCGATACGCTGACTATGTCTCTATAATCTCTATCGGTCATACCGCCACCGCCCTTAACCCTGCGCCCGCAAAAGCAAGGAAATAGTTGCCGTTTACAATGCCGCGCCCAGAAGGCGGCGTTGCGCCTGTCGTCCGGTTGTTCGGGGCAACCATTTCATAACAACCCACAAGACACGCAATCTCTGTGTTCCCTGCTGTTATCGTTGCCGTACCCGTTGCAAGGCACGGATAAGTAAAGGTGTTGGCGTCGATAACCGTTACTGTTACTAAGTCAAAATTCTGCGTGCTAAAATTGAACGTGCTGAACAAGCCACTCGCTCGCGCGATATATCGCTTATCGCCTGTTGACAGCCCATGACCCGCCGCCGTTGCTGTCGCCGTTGTTCCGTTTCCAGTTAATGCCGTAATAGCAAAGCCTACTGTGCGAATCGTGCCGGGAGTTACAACCACCCCTGTTGTCCAAAAAGGTGATAAAGTACTTCCTAAATCTTTGTATCCGTTGAGGTACAGCCACCAATGAGCGTTGGTGTTAAGTGTGCCGCCATCGACAATGCCGAATGTGTTGGCTGCGGGTTCCGCCGCTAGGTTTCCTGTTGCGCCCGCCTCGCCAAAGTTGACAACGTGCCACACGGCAGGACTACCTATGACGGTATTGTGCGAGGCTTCCCAACCACAGCCCGCGCTAAAATTGTTTGAGCCGTAAATTCGTGCTGCTGCTGGTGGGGAGCCCGCAACAAAAGCGTTTGCCAGCGGCAAGTAATGACCGCCAACCGACACATCATGCGTCATGCTGCCCGCCGATGCGCCGCCCTTTTGTAGTACTGTACCAAAGGAGCCAAGAGTTAATTTTGACCCACCGGGGTATAGTCCGGCCGTGCCATTAGCAGTGCCTAAATCATGAATGCGCGGGCATTCAATGTTGAGATATGATTTATCAAGCAGGTGTTTTAGACCGTAACCAAGCGTATTGTTCACATCGACAACCGTGCTGCAATTAATCATGGTTGCGGGCATCATAACCTTAAAACCGTCTGGGCGGATTGCGTTTAAATTGAGATTGCCCGTGCTGTTTGCGTTGCGAATTGTGCGTTGCCATATCACAAGATTCTGGAATGAATCAACCGTGTGCGGCGTAAAGCCGTTGTTCGCGCTATCACAATCAAGGACGCTGTAGTTGTGGTTAATAAGCCCCGTTGAGTTTATTTGCGCTAAACCGTTGCGGTGCGATGTGACGCTTTGCGCGTGGCAGTTTGTCATGCGCGACTCACTCACACCGTTGCGTGCGTTGCCCGTTGCGACAATGGTGTAATTGGACGAGGTTAAGTTGCTGAGGTACACGCCATCCCCTAGCGGGTTATTATGCACTTTGGCATCAATCGTCATGTCTTCCATGGGGACGCTTGATTCATCTGCGTCTATTGCCAGCGCGGCTGCTGCATGTAGGCTCTTCCATGTGTAGCCATCTGCGGTCACAATCGTGCCTGAGCCTGTAGGCGCAACTGTTGACGGCGTGCCTGGCGTGACATCACAGCGCCATTTAACGCCGTTCACAATAGCGTGCTCGGTGACTTTGTACGTTACCGCGCCGCTCGCCCATAGGTTGGCTGTGCTGGTTGCCGCGCCGTCATGCGTAACCTTAACCCGCCCGCGCCGCCCGTTTCTCGCTCGCAATGCCAGTGCGCCCGCACAGTCCTGCGAGGTAACTTCATAATCCATTCCTGAATTAAAGCCAAGGTTAGAGCCACCGACACGCAGTGCATGGCCGTTCAGCTCAAAACACTGAATCCGAACGCGGGTGTTTTTAACGCCTTCCGCGTATGTGGTTTGCGTTGAGTTTTCCTCAATTCGTGCGCCGTCCCACATGCGAAGATTGAGCGGGTCTCCGCCGCTAATAATGTTAATGTCAACATCAAGGCTGCGTGCCAAGTTGCGCGTAGGAAGCGTGCCACCTGCATCGCGGTTTGGCAGGAAGTTCAGGCTCTCGCGCACCCGTTCAAAAGTGCCGCGCACGCGCAAGTTCTGGACGCCTTCCGCTACAACGCCGACTTGAGAATAGCAGTTCGGATGCGCGGCGTTAAAATCAGGTAGTGCTGCGGGGATGCTGTTTTTCACAATGCCGTCAAAGTGTAGTGTGCCGCCAGCAATAGCGCCCGTTCCTGTGCGTGAGGCCATCTTCCATGCAGAGGCGCGGGACAATTCAGAAATGTGATTATCAATTATGACCGTGTGTGCGCCGCCCGACGTTGAGCTGCCTTGCGTGCAGTTGATGGAGTGGCATTTATCCATGCGGAGGTTAAACGCGCCAACAGGCAGCGTTGGCGTTGCTAGAATCGCGGCATCATTGGTTGTGCCGGAGTAGCGGCAGTAGGCATCATTGATTGATTCAAACCGCACGTTTTCCAGTAAGCAATCCATGCCGTTAAACAGCCGCAATCCGTCTCCGCCGAACAGAATGTTCTTAGTCCAGCAAGCTCGACCACGTGTAACAACGGGATTCGTTGGCGTACCCGCCGCCACGGTGTAGGTGAAGCTGGTAGATGTGGGGACGCTCAGCACGGTTTTAAGGCCGTTAAATTCAGAGACAGAAAGAATGCGCTCTTGTGTGGTCAACGTGCCGTTAGGACGTTCAACACCGAACAGGCCGGTAAGCTGATTAGCAACGTAGCCGTGCGCGTCCACGGTAATTACAGTTGCGGTTGTGCCGGAAACAGTAATCGAGGCGATGGGATGTTGCGCTAGGCCGTTGATAATTAAGTCCCGATGGTACATGCCTACGGGGGAATCGAAAGCCAGTAAACCGCCGCTGTTATAGACGCCGCCGGGGCGCGTGTCGCCAAAGAGCCGCGTACCTTCCCAATAAAACCTAGCGTTGCGAGGCGCAAGGAATGCGCCGATATTGCTGTTCAGAAATATAACCTTAGACCTCTTTTGATTGCCTTCAAAAACGGCATCAGGCTCGTCGCGCATTGCCTGTAAAACACTTTGCCAAGCAACGTGGTCACTTTGTCCCGCATAGGTAGAATCGTCAAAATCACCAAAGAACCCCGGAAAATCTTCAATTCTAATTTTCTTGATTGTATTAATGTTTGCAGAATTTACACCACTAGAAATATTATCTTGAGTGGTTATAATATTACCAGCGGCATCCTTGATAATTACTCTATACAGAGTGTTTGGCGCTAAATATATGGTTGCGCGCCCGTTGCTATCCGTTTTGTCAATAGACGGACTCCATGGCAGTGTTAAATCGGAATCCTTATAAGCACTTTTAGGAGTGGTTGTTTGATTTTCATAAAACTCTAAAATAGCGCCAGAAATGGGTTTTCCGTTGCCGTCCAGAACAGTAATATAAGGGATTACAAAGCGCGACATTATTGCTGCTCCTCTTGAGAGCCTTGACCAACTGCAATACCCACACCAGCGCCCTTTAAAAGCTGAGTCATTGGCGTTTGCGACGCCTCAATCATAAATGGCTCAACTATTTTTGCTGCAGCGGCTCTTTGCATTAAACCGCGCCCTTTGTTAGCAGCATAGGCCGCTATCAATGACGGGTCGCCGGCTATACCCATCGAAAGCCCCATATTTTTCATCGTGCTATTATAAACGTTGCTTATTTCGCGAGCTGCGGTATAGGCGGTTCCAGATGGGTTAAATGCCGTTGGCTTAACCAGTTGCAGAACATAAGCATAATCTTTTAATGCGCGTATTTGCTCTTTGGAGAATAACTCATTGGCGTAAGATGGGTTTTTTCTCACCAAATCATTTATTTGGTTTGATAATTTAAGTGGTGAAACCTGGCCATTATTCGTTGCTCTATCAACCATATGCAGAAAATGCATTTGCTGAACGGATTTAAAGGCTGTAGAATCCGCGCCTAGAATTTTTTTTGTTTGTCGTAAAATCTGCGGCGCGGCGCTGTTTTTCCCCACATCGGACGCCCCTATAAATAAATTGGCGAATTGTTCCGGTGTTTTTTCGTCGTTTAAGACCTTATCAATAAATTTTTGACCAACTCCCGCACCTTTTCCAGCTTCAAATAATTCCCCCATTCTGGTTCGCAATGCACGAGCTTCAAGCAGTTTTTTATATTTTGAAGGGTCACCTGATTCTACAGATTGTTCAAATATTTCATCAAGTTTATCGTCAAAGGCTTCCTTTATCAAAGAGGCTTGACGACGGTCTGCGTTGTTAGAGGCCGCCCCAATAAATTGATTTAAGCGCTTCCTTAGGCCGTCTACTTCCTGTAATTGTACATTTATAGTTTTTGCATCAGTGCCGCCCACCTCACCAAATGCCTTAAGGCTGGCTTCTATTTCATCAATCATGCCATAGGATGCGGGAAATAATTGATTTTGCCTTGTTACTGTTTCAACGGTTCCTTTTGCTGCAGGCAGTAATTCATCTAGCCTCTGCAAAGGCACGGATGGTGCATCTATGAATGCGTTTTCATATGCGCCCGCCACATCTTGCCGAAGCATATCGCGACGATTTTGTATTTCCTGAAAGGCATTGCCAGCGGCTCTTTGCTTGGTAACTTCGCTTACATCGCCTATACCAAGTTGGCGCAACGTAATCTGCGGGGATTGATTAATATCAAGTTGTTGCTGAGCAAGCCTATCAGAGACTAAATCTTGGGCGGCGCGGCCACGTGCGCCCTTAGCAAAGGCTTCTTGTGCCTGTAAATCGGCTAAATTTTGTGTCGCCTGCGCTCTTGTGGGGCTTATACCAAACCTTTGCGCCATTCTATCGTTTAAAGCGGCTACGGATTGAGCATCATAACGCCCCAATGAAGATAGTGTTTGAGCCTCTCTCGTATTAGATGCGGCAAGTTTAGACGCTAAATCATCTATAGTATAATTTGCTGCTGCAGATTGTGCCGCCGTATCCGTTGCCCCCCTGCTAAGTAAATTTGATATATAGCGAGCACCTAATTCACCTGCACCTGAAGCTAAGCCGCTTATTGCGGCCTTTCCAAGGTCAACTGGTTGCTGACTGCCAAACTGTTGTGCGCCTATATCTTGGGCAACGGATATAGCCCCACCACCAACAACACTTGCCCCCGTTGCTAAGGCTGCGCCGAGCGGTGCAACTGCACCGCCCAATACCGCGTAAGGTGCACTATCAACCACCACATTGCCAATATCCCGCCCGCTAAGGCCGGGCTTATTGACATACGCCCTGTACGTTCCGCCATCAGGTTGCGGAATACTAACAATAAGATTGCCATTTTTATCACTATCAAATTGAGCATTGGGTATATTCTCTTGGATGATCTCTTTTTGTGCTTTTACATCGCTGGTAAGCGCAAAACCACCAGTTACACCTCTTGCCTGCTTAGGCTCGATTACGTTGTTGACGCGCAATTGCCCCACACTAAACTCAGGCAATTTTTCGGTTGCGTTTCCTCGAATTGGGTCAATAATATTGCGCTGCAGAAAATTTCTTTTAGGCGCAATCGGCTCATCATCAATGGGCGTTAATTTATAAGCCATCGCAGGCATATCATCATCAATGGCAACCAATCTAGGCATTAGGGGTCAATCCTAAATTTTTTACCATTTACAATAACCGTGTCGCCAATCAAAACGTCTCCACGGTCAATTGCGGCAGTTGCTTCTTTGGTTGATTGAAATGTCTTGCTTGGTTTTGTGCTTGCCGGCGCTGCGCCCATCTCATCATTTGATAATGGAGTCGTTCTATAGCCCTCTTGCTCTAGAATTGCCTGTATCTTATTTGAATCGGTCTCACCTTGAAAATCAGATATACGCGCCTCGATAGAATCATCGCCGCCCGATAAAAAGCGACTATCAAATTGTGAGCCAAATTCTTTAGAGCCAACAGTAATTCCCTCTCGAATTAAAGCACGTTTCAAGCGCAAGGCGCGTTGAAGGTCGTCCTGATATTGTTGTAATGACGCCTCAAACTCAGATGGTGATTGGTCTGTATTGATAACGGCTTTTTTCAATGATTCTAATTCGGCCACAGCAGCTGCGGCGCCTGTGATTTCTTTTCTATAGGCGTTAAATTCTCGAGCAACCAAGTTGTTAAATTTTGTTCTGTCTTTTAAAAAATCTTTTTGTTCACTGCTTAAATTTAAACCCATTTTTTCTTGTATTCGCGTACTAGCCGCGCCTAGCTGACCGCCGTATGTCAAAAATTCTGATTTGTATCTAGCGCCAATTGTTGCGGCTCGCTGTAATGAATCTGTTGTGCTTATAAGGTCTTTTTGCAAATCCTTTTCAACTGATTTTTGCACGGGTTGACTTTGATTTAAACCATAGCCGCCCTGAGTAAACTCAACCTTGCCATCTGCGCCAACACTAAGGCTTGTGCCTTTAGGCTGCGATTGAAGCACCATTTGCGAGCCTTGGTTAATTCTACTGACCAAAGCCTCATCGTATTGCATGGGGAAACTAGAAACATCCAAGCCGGCTTGTTGCGCAGATTCCAATGCTTGCCGATATGCCTGCTGCCTATTTTGTGGCGGCGCTGATAAAACTTGATTGGTTAAATTATAAGCAATTGATGATTTTCTAACGTTTGCTTTATCCGCAAGCTCGCTTGCCCGTGCGTTATCCATGGCGAGTTTCTGGTCAAAATACTGCTGAGGCAACAAGCCAGACTGAACGTCCGCATAGCCCTTGCCTAAATCCGATAAGGGGCGCGGCTGCTGCGCTTCCATTATTTTCATTCCAAGCTCAGGAGAGCGGTTAAAAATTTCCGATAATGCAGCTTTATTGCCAGAAATTGCCGGCTGTATAAATTGCCCTAGCGTTGCTTGCTGCTCTTGTTGTTTTAAAGCCAAATCTTGCAAGCGAACCTGATTTTGCTGCGCGCGCTGCTGATTTAGATAGCCCACAGGGTTTGCAAGCGGTTGTAACGGTGAATAATCTAGGCCAGCCATGGCATTGCATTCCCTAATTCTATAATTCCACCTCTATTACCGCCGCTAAATAAATTGCTTTGCGATAGCGAGCCAAATGCATTCAAATAACCCTGTGACTGAGCGCCAGCAGCCTGTAATCCGCCTTGCGCTCGTATCATTCCAGCATTTGCTATTCCCTGTCCTGCGTTGGCAGCATAAGCGCCAGCGGCCGCGTTACTTTGCGCAGTTGCCGTTTGGCCTATTCCTGCAAGCGCCGCCAATCTGTTATAATTTGCACCATATTCTTGACTTGCCGCGTCCTGATTCCAGCGCGATAACGCCTTATATTCAGCGCCAGAATTTGATAAGCCTCTAGCAGCAAAGGCTCTGTCCAAGGCCTTGTTGCCCTCACTTAGGCGGAAGCGATAATCAGGCGATTCCATAAATCCAGAATAAGGATTGACTTGCGCCGAATTATTTTGCCCAGAAAATGCACCAAGAGTTTGCTGAGAAGTCGGAGTTGCAACACCTGATGCGCCGGCTTGTAATACTGGCAAGGTCGCTTGTCCGCTTTGGCTGGGGCTTGGCTGCTGCGTGCCGGGAACTTGGAAACGAAAATTATTAGAGGCAAATTGTTGGCTGTTAAGGCCGCTGCGCAATACAGATTCCAATGCCGGGCGTTGAGCGGCATTAAATGTATTATTCAGCGTGGCATTGCGCATAAATTCAGCGATATAGGCGTCTCTTGCCGCCCCGCTCAATCTGCTTGCTTCATCCAGTGCCTGATTAAAACCAAGGCGGCGCATAAATTCATTTTGCCCTGCAACATCCCGCCTAGGGTCTGCTGGTTGCTGTGCATTAAAGTTTATACCCAAATCTGCCGCTGTAACCGCAGAGCCGGGGCTATACCCCAATGGAATAAAATTAGCGCCTGCCTGACCTTGTTGCGTGGCTGCCGGTGTTTGCGTTGGCGCGAATTGCCCGATTGTGACGCCCTGCTGGCCAGCAAATGCCGTTGGCTGACCACCTAAAACCGGCAAAGCAGCGCCGCCAAAACGCCCCGTTGTAACCGCAAAATCATCACTTGGTATTGCATCGTTTGTTATCGGGCGGCGTAAGTTATTTAAATCAGCCAGCCTGTATAGCGCCTCGTTGCCTATAACGCGCTGTGATGTTAAATCTGCTCTTTGCTGTTCAAAAATAGCTTTCTGCAGCGCTGTTGCTTCGTTTTGCGCCCCTGCTGCTGTATCCGCAGCAGCACGCGATGCGGAGGCAGCTTTATTGCCGCCAATTATACTTGCGCCAGCACCTAATACAGCAGCGCCGCCTATGGCTGCTGCGGTTGAAATAGCCATTTATAGCCACCTTAAATAATACCGTTCGGCTTCAACGTAGCCAGCGCGATGGTAAAGTCTTTCTAAGGCTTTACGGCGTAATCCAACACTGCTAAACTCAATAGCACAAGCACCTTTAATTTTGCAAATGTTTTCTGCTAAAAGAATCCACTCTTTAGCCTCTAATCTTATATTGGGCTGTTTATACCAAAAAATTTCCAATGCAAGTTTAGCGCTTTTATTGTACCAAGGCGCGGCAAACAAGACGCCTAGCGCTGCGACAATATCGCCATTTTTATCCTTGTTGATAATAACAAAGCCTTTGTCGTTCACCAATTCCGATAAATATTCAATGCAATCCGCATCCGAGCGGGGTATTTTTCCCCATATCGAGCCTTCATGAAAGCCCTTTAATAACCCATACAATGCGGCAATATCATTTTCCGCCGCTAAGGTTAAATCTTGATTATCATGTTCACGCATAAAGTGGGGTTCATCACATTTAAAGCCGCTCCACTGCCGCCCGATGCAACAGTAATACCTGTGGTTGACGTGGAATTTGTGCCGCCCGCCGTGGCGTTATTAATGGTAATACCAGTAGTGCTGTTGGCGTTTGTGCCAGTCGCGGTTGCATTGTCTATAGTTGCCGCCGTGCCGTTGATAGTTGCCGCCGTGCCGTTGATAGTTGCCGCCGTGCTGTTAATAGTTACAGCCGTAGTCGCCGTGGTCGCCACCACGGTTCCTTTGTTGCCGCCCGTATTGACGTATTCTGTCCCTGCGTTGTCTCGCACAAAATTCCCAGCCGTTGGCCCGTGGCTGTGCGCTGGGCTTGTATGTGTGTGTGCTGGGCTTGTATGCGTGTGTGACGGGCTTGTGTGCGTGTGTGACGGGCTTGTGTGGTTGTGCGCGGTTCCTGTAAATGTGTGCGTGTGGCCAGCGTCTGTAATGGCGTGATTGTGCGCGGCTCCTGTAAACGTGTGGGTGTGGCCGGCATCCGTGACTGTAAGGGAATAATTAGGCAGGTTGGCCTGAGATATTGTTCGCGTTGCTGCGCCGCCTGTTGCCCCTAGGCTCGTTGCAATAGACGCGCCTAGCCCTATAGGAAGCCTATCCCTAAAATCAGGCAGATTAAATGTGGTGCTGCCATCACCAGCGCCATTTGTTGTGCCTATTACCGAAAACAAATCCGCATATGTTGCTCGACTTACTGCCGCGCCATTGCATATAAGCCAACCACTGGGCGCAGTTGCTGTTTGCCATAACATCATTGCGCCAGTAGGTGAATTTAAAACAACAGTCGTTGCCGTCCCTGAAATTAAATCAACGCCGCCGCCTGTGCGACGCCATAAATCCACCATAAAACGATACCAGGATTTTGATATCAAACCGCCGCTATCTATTACAGGCTCAGATGATTTCGGCGGGGATACGGTAATACTATTGGTCATTTAGGATACTTTTGCTCTAAAATCATATCGGCGGCAAGCAAAACCCACTTAACCTTTGCGGACATTCGTATTTTATAAACGCGCCCATTATCCGCCTGGCCTAAACGATTCCATTGCAAGCGCGTCCTATTGGCTCCAATTAAGCCAGCGCTCCGCTGCGCCTCGTTGCCAAATATTCTGCCGCCATCGTCTGACCATGATAACATTACTTGCGGGTCAGTTGCACTGCCGGATGCCGTTCCAACGCCAGTCTCAAATAATAACTCAACCTGATTGTGCGATACGGCGTTATTATTATCCTGAACCATCAATCCTTGCACTATTCTAATAATTTCATTTTCATTATCAGAATACCAATCCATATCGACCTGATAGATTACATCTGAATCATAGCCGCCAACAAAGGTTTTTCTATAGGCCGTTACTCCATACGTTCCCAGCCATCGGTTCCTGCCCTCGCTAGAGCGTTCGTGCCAAAGCTGTGTGCTTAAATCAAAAACAAAGGTTTTTCCGCCAGTTGGAAAACTAATAACATAGAATTTCTTATTGTGCTGGGTATAGCAAAAACCAACAGCATCAGAAATATCACTCATAGCCTCAATTTCTCTTGAAATGCTATCGGTGCTTATAATCTGAGGTTGGTAGCCCCTAGCTTGATAAATACTATTATCACTCCCTAGCCAGAAGATGCTGCGTTCTATCTTTGCCACGCTCCCCATAGCGCCGCATCCTATTTCCTGCGCCGCGCCGTCCGTTGGCTCAAAAGGAAAATCCGCCGAACCCGTGTTGCGCCATATTTCAATGGAATCCTCCAAAAATATCCACAAATCGCCATATGCGCCAAAGAGCTTTGTAATATTGCCCGGCGAGCTATTAACCGATGCAAAATCGGTGGCGTCAAAACTGGTTGGGTCTTCTAGGCTCGATATGAAAAACTGCTTAGGAAGTGCCGCTTTTTTGAATATAAAATAGCCCTTCAAATAGGTAACATCACTTGCTGTAATAAAATCAGGGTCTGTTATCTGTGATAGAGTCGCCGTTCCCGTATTGTAAGCATAGGACACGCTGTCGGCCACTATAACCAGCCAAGTGCCGTTGTTGGCAAATTTTACCGGCTGTGTGCCGTTAATGGTTCCGATGCTCGTTGCCGCGCCATTAACATCAATGCTATACAACAACGTTCCGGCCACTGCATAAAGAACGCCGCCGCAAACATGCAAGCCCCTTATCTCGTCATTATTACTGGCATTTAAATTGCTAAAAAGTCGCAAGCCCGGCGTATTAATAAGAACATAATCTACCCGCGCATTTTGCTGCCTAATATCCCGCGCCAAAACCATCATATTCTGCAAATATTCTACACTAAAGGGCGCGGAATAACCTTTAGCGTAGGTTGCTGGTAGTGATACCCTTGTCATAGAATCCTAGAGCGCCGATATGGCGATGAAGGCATGCTAGAAAAGTTTGTAGGAAATGTGGCGCTTGAAATAGGCATGTAGCGAGCGCGAAATTGATTTTTTGCGCCCATCAAAAGCCGCGTTTGTTCGGCCGTTAATTGGGTGCCATATTCAACGGCCATTTGTTCGGCCAGCATATATGTAACGGATTCTATGAGGTCATCATAGACATCAAGCTCATCGGTTAACGCTAAAATGCTAGGCGACGGCGTGTATTTTGGGTATCGTATTGGCCACGATAGCCTCATCTGGTTGAGTATCTCTAGCGCGTCCGCCGCCTCCTCCGAGGTCAACGAAACTCCCGTTTGCTTCCGGCGTATCATCCGCGCCGTTCGATTTATCACTTGTTGTGCTGTCGCCATCGCTTATCACCTTCTTCGCTACATCGTTGTAAAAACAACGTGTCCACGCATTGTGACCATAGTGGGCAACATCCATATCCGTCAACATCATGATTTTACCGCCAACGTGGCGATAGCGCCCGCAAAATACATAGTCCTCGCCTATGTACATATTGCCCTGTACTTCAAAATCAAAGAGACGGAATATCTGCTCTTTCATTTGGTCATCAAAATACAGCAAGCCCGGATAGGCATCGCACATTTTTTCGTATGCCTTACGGCTAATAAGCATAGCGCCAGTGCCAATACCTTGAACTTCCGCCCATCCATTAATGATAGGAAATTCGCCGCGTGCATTAAAAGCAAATTTCATTTCTTCGCTTTTTAACGGGTAGGCAATGCCGCATAATTCGTGATTGGATTGAATTAGGTTGCGAATTGCCTCATATGGCAGAACTATATCGGAATCCCAGAAAAAGGCGTAATCAGCGCCATGCTTAAAAGCAGCATGAAGCAACTGATTACGACTCCGGGGGAGGATACTGTCACCTAGTTTTGTTTGCCAAAATAGGTTGATTCCGTGTCGAGCACAATCGGCAAAGTTTAATAATACACTGCGAGCTGTCTCTACGTAGCATTTTGCGTCATGGCTCGGCATAAGAACCATGACGTCAATGCTCTTTTTTTCTTCTGTCATTATGCGCTTACCAAGCCAAGTGCAATGAGCTTGGTGCGAATATCATTGGTTAAGGTTAAGTTGGTAGCCGCATCTGTTGCCGCTGCTGCAATCGAAGCTCTTACTACGGGAGTTACTCCATAGAAGGAGATTTTATCACTGGCATCTTGACCAAAAGTAGTCCCAGATGAGTTGTAACGCGATAAGTGTTCAACTGATTGACTTGACATGTTTTTATCTCCTATGCCTTAAGCCGTTAGCCTGCAAACACCCTGAGGCCGCACCACTTTAACGGCAGCGACGGCATCTAAGCGCCAGATTTCTTTGCGATTGATAATATCATATTGCTGACCGACTGTCACGCTAAAACCGTTTATATTGCGGTTTACGACAGGGCTTGCGCCGGCCATGTTAGGCACTTCATCAAAAGGAACCATTGCAATTTGCACTGCGTTCTTATTGAAGAGAAGATTTTGCGAATAAGCCGTACCAGCCGTTCCAGTCAACCATGTAAGGGCTGCACCGTTGGTTGCGGTTGTGGTCACCGTGCGGTGAGCGCCGGTTGTAATAATTGGCGGCGAAATAATAACGCCAGTGGTGCTTGTGGTCGTACCGTTTGCGGTTACGTCCTGCATCACAACAAATGTTTGTTGCTGGCCGGTATCTTCTTGAGTAATCGGGTTGACGCTGTTAACGCCAGCAATCCGGAATACATCGCCGCGACGAATGACGGCGTTTGCTGTAATACCTGTTGTTACAAGTGTCTGCTGATAGTTATTGTCCTTCACAGACGCATATGTAACGCTTTGGTTTGCACCACTAATAGTACCAGCGGCGGCCGGCGTGGATGATGTATGCCGGCGAATCAGGCTGCTCTGGTATGTATCAAAGCCGCCCAGCATACCCAAGCGATTTTGCTCCAACGCATCTAGCGCCTTGCTGCTGCTAAATGGGTTAAGGCCAACAACGGTATTTGTTAAAGAGTAATAGGTTGCATTGTCAAAAACCGCGACCAAATCGCGAGACATGCCCGCGTTATCAAGGCGCGTTTTGCAGTTTGTTACCGCCGTTAATGAGTTTGGAATGCTGCCTGGCGTACCTTCAAAATGGTAGGCGTTGAGGTACATTTGTTGAGCAATAAAGCTATCAAAATTGTTCGCCAATGTCCGAGCTGCCGGCGTAATGAAACGCTCTTGGAAGCTGTCAACATCTAATTTTAAGTCTTCGTGGGTAAAGTGAAGACCAACGTTGCGGTCGAAGTTAATCTGTAAACGAGCAGAGCCTTCAAAGCTATCTTGCTGGCGCAATGTAGGACCATCAAAGGATTCGTACTCGGCCGGCAAGCGAACGTCGATATAGTCGCCCTTTTTCTTGCCTGTCAGCATTTCGTTTTCATAGGTGCGTGATACGAGCTTAGCAAAAACAAGCTCATTCATAAACGACTCAGCGGCCAATGTAGCCACTTCTGAGATGGTTAAAAGGTTTGGGTTATTTGACATTGTTTAGCCTCAAGCTGAGCGGTTGAATTTTTGTTCCTTTTGTTTTCGTCTCCACTCCAAATAATCAACAGGCGGCATTTCTTTTAATGCTCTGGATGTATCTAAAGGCTTCCCTGTATTGCCAGTGCCTAAAGTCGTTAATGATGTGGGGGCGTCAACTTTTCTAACGGATTTTCCGCGATTAAAAGAAACCCTTGCGGATATTTCTCCAATGCGAGCGCCTAATGCTGCTGGTGAGTACCTTAGATTTAGCAATTCGGTCACTAATTCAGGGTTTTTTGCCAGATAATAGGTCACTTCGGCGCTATTATCGGTTGCACCAACCGCCTGAACAAAGGCTGGCTCGTTCAGCTGCAATACAGGGCTATTGCTAACGACTGTATCGAAATCTGGGTATATCTTACGCGCAGTTTCGGAACTTGCAAGATAATTTTTCTGCATTACCTCCCATTGGGCTTGCTGGCTAATTTGCTCGCGCTGTTGATTAGCTTGCGCATCGCGTTGTTGCAGCATCTGAACGGCTCTCCAAGCCGCTCTAGCCTCTTGATATTCCCCGTATGTTTGGAATTGCTCCTCTTTCGGCTCAGCGAAGTTATTAACAACCGGCGCTTGGCTTAATTGCAGCTTAGCTTCAAGCTCTTTCTTCTGATTTACCAACTCTTTAATGCGTTCTTGAGCTGTTTTTCGGTTGCGTTTTTTTTCAGGCGTTGCTGAATTGTCACTATCTTCATTGTCTGATAGTTCGTTTTCGGTTTCAATGCCGGCATCTATTTGCGGCGCGGATTCCGTTTTATTGGGTGATGCCGGCTGCTGGGATGACTTGTTGTCCTTGGCTTCCGGTGCTGGGGATTGCCCCGCCCGTGTTGATTCCTGCTCCATTAAAAATACTCCCTATTTGTTGTAGAACGGCGTTGTTGATGAATTCTTGCAATCGACCAGATATAGCCGATACCTCAGCTTGCTTTTTTAAAAGGTCGAGCGATTTACCTTGATTATCAAGTTGCGCGCCCTCGATTTCCGCCTGTTTACTCGCCATTTCCATTTCTTGGAAGGGATTGGGTGGCGGTGGCGGCGGGTTGTAAAATTCCTGCAGCCTTTTTCTAATTTCGTCAGCTTCGTTAATATCAAGAGAGCCTATAAGAATGTCCGCTATTTTTGGCGCAACGTCGGGCATTGTTTGCATAAGCTGGATAAGCTGCTCGGCGGTTTGTTGGCGCTTGGTGGTGTATCCTGGACCCGTTTCTACAGCAACGTCATACTTTCCAACGGTTATATCGTTTTCGTATGCTATTATCTGGCCGGTATTAGGGTCAACAATCGGCACGTTAACAAACGCAGCACTGATGTCTCCTTTGACATCTAGCATCCTAACCGAACGCTCAGCATTGTAGTATATCGGGATTAAATCATTTAAGATTTTACCAACATGCTTTATGCTGTACCGCAAATTATCTAAATACACATAAGTGCTGGTATCGGCCTCAGATTGCCGCGCTAAAATAGCACGTCCCGATGTTTCGTTGCTTTGCTTGCCCAATGCCGCATCGTAAATTCCAGTTGTGGCCTTCATGTCCTCGGCGGCTAAAGCTATCTGATTGCTCATGCCTGAGCTGCTAACGGGCGGCTGTTGACGCTGCGGCGTAAATCCCGGCATTAATGGGTCAGGATTAAACAATATATAGGGCAGGGCGCGCTTGTTGGCCTGTGACCAATCGCCCTCATAGTTTTCAACGTTAGCGGGCGTTGCCAAATACGGCGCTTTATTCTGCAGCTGCACCAACTCTATCTCGGCAGACCTAAAGAAGTTATACATGCGCTGCGCGTCTTTTGCAAAACGTACTATGCCGTGGCGATAGCATTTGTTACCGTTAAAAATCTCCTCACCGATAACCGGAACAATGGGGATATATTTACCCGGCCACGTAATCGGCTCCTGAAGAATCTCAGCGCCGCTCATGAGGTATTGCATTATTTTATAACCTGATGCGCGACGCATATCAATCACCGGCAAGCTCTGTATTTCTTGCTCCGTTCGGTCAGTTACATCGAGAATTTCACCGCTCTGTAGGCGCACAATGATGCGCTCAATTGGTTTCTTGCACCAATATTCGCAAACTAAAACGCCCGTTGGGTCTGCCCATGAAATGCTATTAGAGGTTGAATATCTTTTTGTTATATCATCCCATGAGGTATAAACCGCTTTAGGGAATCGTTTTTTAAAACTATCCTCCGTCATGCTTTCCACAACAAAGCAATAATTTGCATCTTCGCGGGTTATGCTGCGCGAATCCGGGTCCCAAACCACTCCTAACGGGTTTTGAATGGCCTCAATGATTAAATCAGGATTAAAAATATCATCTTGGTTTTCGATAGGCTTTACGCGGATGTGGCCAATGCCGCATATTGTAGATTTTTCGGCGGTGGCAGCATAAACATATCCAGCATTGCTGCTGTTTTCAATAAAACGAATAATGCCTGCGCGTATTTCCGCTATTTTAGCATCGCCCTGCGAATCAACGGGAATGATTTTAATGCGCGGCGCGTTCTGCCTTATGTCGCCGGTAATCTGTTTTACGAATTGTGGTATGCGATTTATGGTAATGCATGGCCTGCCTTCGGATTCACGCTCGCTGCGCAGGCTGTTATCCCATTGCTCACCAGAAGCGAAATCTAAATCTTCGATTGCGTGGTCTAAATTTAACCTTTCAGCATCAACGGCGTATTCATAACGCTCTCTTGCCTCACTGAGAATGGTGTTCAAATCTTTTTCTTGGTCGTTTATGACATCCATGCAGTGCCTCGTGCGCGAGGGTGGGTGAAGCGCCCTTGAATGGGACGCTTTTTCTCTGGTTCGGTTAATGCATAGCGCAGCATCATTATCGCATAACGCGTTGCGGACAATAAGTCATCATTTATTTTTACAATTTGCCCATTTTTTCTGTGGAATAAGTCCATTTCTTGAAACCAATCATCACAGGTATTAAATACTTTTAAGCGCCCACTTTGCATTCTTTCCAGCATATCTATGACGCCAGCTTCAACAGAATTGCTTCCATCTGGCCATGTGGCACGCTCTGGCAGCATTTTTAATCCATGGTCGCTGTATAGCTGCGAGGTCTGATAACCAGCATTTTTATCGTGCTGCAGGGCATCATGTGGCCATGCCCACGGTATCCATGCGCCCCATTCAAGAAGCGAAGGGGCTATTTGCATCGGCGTACTTTCCTTGCGCCGAAAGGTTTTCGCGACATAAACAATATCACTATCACGGTCATAGCCCAAATTTACCGCTGCAGTTGGGTGGTCCCATCCAATATCTATCCCGTTGATTTGTGCAAAATGATTAGGAAACGTAAAGGGTTCGCAAGCAATAACGTCGCGAGCTATCGGGAATATTTTACCACTGCCTAGTATGGGGCGGCCAAAAGCGCGGGCTTCCAATTCCCACGGCTGGTATGATGCCAATATACGCTGCTTTTCGGATGCACTGTAATGGAGAGCATCGTCAATAGTCATAACGGTTGTATTGCGATACGGATTTATATCATATAAAAATTGCCTAACAACTTCGGTTATCCCTTCGAGAGGCGTAAACGTCAGAAAAACCATGCCGCCGGTGGCGTTGGTGCGGGTTTTTCCCTCGGCGTAAATTTCTGTAGGCGGCTCCTCGTCAAACCAAACGAAATCAAGCGTCGCAGCTTGCCATTTTTCGCGTCCCTGTTCGTAACTTTTAAATTGGATAACACTTTCACCGCCTGAAACATGACGCACAAAAGCTGTATCTACGGCGTCCGGTATGCCTCTTGCCCAACTGATTTTAGAAACATCTAAATGACTACGCGGGATAGCGCCAGTGCCGAGCAAATCCCTGTTGCGCAAGTCGCCTAACAAATGCATCTGGACAGTATCGCGGGTAGTGATGTTGGTAACGCCGCCCGCCCAGGCCTTGACGGGCTTATCGAAGCGTCGGCCAGACCACCAATCGGGATATAGTCCCGTTAAATGATAGGACACCTCACCCGCGCCGCAATAAGTTTTGCCAAGCTGGTTCCCTGCAAGAAGCAGGCGCTCTGGAAAATTTAGGCCAGCAGTATGAAAATCCAGTTGTTTTGGATACGGTTCATAAGCAAAAATTCGGTTATATTTTAAGACCTCTTGGCATTGCTCTTCTAGGGCAGCCAACTCCAAATCAGAAAATTTATGTAACGGGTGGCTCATGATATTTGGCGCGGTATTTTTTAATCTCCGATACCACAAGCGCGGCATCCTCTGGTTTTACCGCCGCATCGGCGTTTACGTTTAGATTTTGGTTGCGTGATTCTTGTTCGATTTTTTCCGTCCAACCAAACTTATTGGCCATAAAGGATTTCCAAACAGCGCCGTTGCCGTTGCCGCCTTTAACCATTTTACGGCCTTCTTTGAGATACCAAGCCATCGCTTTTGGCTTACCTTCTTCGTAGGCGGCTGCAAACTCAGGGTGTTTGTCCAACCATTCAAAAACCGTTTTTTTACTAACAGAAACGCTTGCGGCAAACTCAATAATGTGCTCGCCTCTTGCTTGAGATTCGATAAGTTTCTGACAGTATTCTGGTTTATAAACAGTAGGTTTCATAGGGTGAGTTTCCATTCATGGCATGAATTCGTTAGTGCCAGCGCCTAAACGCGCTGTAGCTGTTCCGCTTGTGTAAGCAGCGCAGCGCAATCGGTATAGAACGCCGTGTTCTGGCTCAACGCCATTGTCTTCGGTTTCGCTGTTATAGGTTTTTACAATGCCCCATGTAGCGCCGTCATCGAAAGAACGTTCCGCAACAATCGTTGCAGTAAAAGTGCCGCGCACCGAGACGTTGAAAGCCCCATGCACCCCTTTACTGCCACTGGTCGTTGTGGATGTAAAACTAGCTGTTAGCGGTGATAAATCAGGCATGTCCAGTTTTTCCTTTTTAGAATAGCTATAAACGTTTTGCTTATAATTGCAATGAGTTAAAAAAGCTATACTAATTTTAGGCCAGTTGTTGTATTTCCCGAATCTGCTGTTTCATCTCCACCAGTTGCACTCTCAAGCTCATTAGAAAGCTCAGGCGTTGCATCTGAATCATCTGCTGTAGGGGTATAGCTTGAGGCATAACTAACCCCATCTGTTGGGCTGGAAAACGCTGTTGCGAAGTCTTCATCACTGGGGGGTACATCCTTTGCTTCCCAATTTTCGACAGGCTCATCGACGGGAAACTGTTCAATCGAGATGTCGTCGTTACCTCCCAAGTCATTAAGCAGCGCAATTTCTGCGGCAATTTCAACAATTTCTGCGTAAGCTGGGTTGTTATGAAAATCATAAAGCAATCCTTCATAATCTTCCCTAAGCTCATCCAAATCTTCTTGCAATTCAATGATTTCAAAGCGTTTTTGCTTAATAGTGGCAATCGCATTGCGAATCTCCTTAAAATTTTCGGTTGTCATTTAGGCGGTCTTCCTTTCGTTGTTGATTTCATTGTTGATTATCCACTCAGGGATGATGTAGAGGGGGTCTAGCGTGATGTGCTTTGGCTTGCCGCCTTCAAAAACCCAATCAGGCAGCTCGCGGCATTGAATCTCATATTTTGCACTAACCGCGGCCGAGCTTAAGCTGTTGGTATCTGAGAAAAACTTCTTATCCTTGATGGATAAAAACCAGAGCTGGCGGCCTCGTACATGCACCCGCTGCCATACCGGCATTGCCTTGATTAACCATTCATCAGGCGGTCTGCAATTGGCGTAGCGCCTACCGTGCCGGGGGTCTTTCATCTCGTTTAAAACATCATGCAGCCAGCTGGGCAAGTCGTGCATGGTGTATGGCCGCGAAGGGCGCAAGGCGTCTGCGTATGAATCAGTCATTGAGCGGGTCTTTCTGGTTGTGGTAATCGTTGATGACTTGGCTCCATCCCTCGCGCTCAAATGTGAGGCGGTCGCGGTCGCGTAGTTTGATAGCGTGCGAATATTCCGCGTAAGTCACCTTGGGTGCTGGCGGGTTGATGATGGCCACCAAGTCGCTTGGCGTTGGCATTCTGTTGTGATTCGGCACAAACTTCCTAACGGCCAAAATCACTTGCTCTGCGGTGTAGTTATCAGCTAAAAATCGGGCATAGCTTTCCACCAATATTTTAATATCTGGCGCTTGACCATAAGCAGTTTGCACCGCTGCGGCAAAACAAAGCTCCTCAGCTAAGAGCGCCTTCTCAGGCATGTTCCATTTCGAGTTCGGCGTTGCCACGGTAATGCTGGACGGCTTGGAAGCCGCTTGCAATGGTGCGTTCCCATGCGCTTTGGCGCTGTTGCGGTTGTCTGCCGTATCCTGCTGCGGGGTTGATGGTTCGGGTGACGGTGTAGTCGTCTGCCCAGCGTTTTTGGTTAAGCCAGCTGCTCGCGTTTGCATTAAACGTTCCAGTGCTTGCGATAAAGGTTCCATAGTTTTGCACTCCGGTCATAATCTGTTGATGTGTTGCGGTTTTTAGGGCTTGGTGGTACTTCTTGGCGGCAGGGTCTCTTGCACCCTTGTTGCGTCCGTCTGCGGTTGGATATGCAGCCCAAAACTCCAGAAAATCAGGCGTTATCAAATTTTGATTCACAGCCCGCTTGCGGGCGACTGGCTTTAGGGTTTCGATTTCCAGTTCGAGTTCTGGTTTTTCGCTTGGGGGGCTTAAGGGGGTATTATTCTTTCTTATCTTATCTGTATCTTTATCTGTATCTTGGGCGTTGCATGGCGTTGCATAATCGGTTGCCGTTGCATCCTTTAAACGCTCTCTACGAAGTCTAGAACGTTCAGTTGAGCTTAGCGCTGTAGAGCCTTGTATTTGTTCACGTTCCCGCTTAGGCTGGCGCTTATCCCAATTGATAAAAACATTGCCTTCCAGTATTATCCCCTGCATGGCTTGCAACACCGATGCAACGTCGGCTTCGTTGCATCCCGTTGCACATGCAACGGTGAGAGCGTTGCATTTCGTTGCACCGCGTTGCATATCGTTGCATGATGCATCGGACATTAAAAACACAGCTATTGCCTGAACCATGTGTAAAGGTTTATCCGATAGGTGAGCAATCGCTCTCCATTTCGGGTCTATGGTAAAATCATGCCAAAGCCTAAACCAACTATTTGCCATTCATTCTCTCCCTTAAGATTGTCTTTTTGATGTATTGCGTAGAGTTTAAATATTTCTGAATGGTCTTGACTATTTCCGCTGCTATCAGATCATGCTCTATTTCGAGCGCGGTAAGATAAGCTGCCCGTGCCGCTGGTGTTTCAAATTCGCATAGCCGAAATTGGCTCACTTCATGCGAAAGATGGAAAAGCCGTTCATCAAGTGTCCGCTTCCGCCGGGCGTTATCATTAACGGGCTTTGGTGCGCGGATAACCATCATAAATCGTGACCGTATTTAAGCACAAAGAACAACCCGGCAAAAATAAGTGAGAACAGCACATATACTAATACCGATATGACAATGTCCCCCTGATTGTCGCGGCTGCGCTTGTAGATAATTGGGTCGTTAAGTGGATTTTTTCCCTTCATGATTTCCACCCCACGATGCGATAGCC